GTTCACACTATCGAGGTAACACAATGGTATTACGTGCATCGGGGCCACTGAACATCAGTGCGCCTCAGGGCACCGCACAGGTGCGTCAAAGCAGTGTCGGCCAAGTCGGTCCCGACGTACGCAAGTTCAGTCAAGGAAGGGCAGGCGGTATCGCCCCCACCACGGAGTCGACAGCAGACCGCATCATCGGCTCCATGATCCCACTAGGGCAGAAGATAGCAGATAACGCCTTCAAGGAGCAGCTTGAGTCGAAGTACCTTGAGGGTGTGCAGGCTGCGGCTCAAGGTAAGAGCGAAGAGGAACTGAGCACGAACCCTCTCACTGCTGACTGGACTACGGCAGGCTACCGGGACACCGTAGGCCGTGTGGCTATTAGTCAGCATCAGGCACAGCTCCAGCTGGACCTCCCCCGCTTGGCTCAAGGCACCCCTGAGCAGTTCAAGGACTACATGACCGAGAAGCGCAAGCCGCTTCAGGATCAGCTGGAGGGTATGTCGAAACAGCAGCGCGCCGCCATGTTCGGACAGATGGCCAACGATGAAGTGGCTGCCCAGAAGAAGTACACCACCTCACGCTCGGCATGGATCTTGGATCAGGAGCAGAAGTCGATCCAGCAGAGCATGACCGTACGCCGGGGCAACCTCGACGCGGCCAAGGGGGACATGCAGCTGTACCAGCAGGAAGTGCATGGCTTCGTTGGGGCTATCTATAAGGACGTGTGGCAGAACCCTAAGCTCACCCCGAAGATGCAGCTTGACATGACCCGGCAGGCTATGGAGTACGCCTCCAGCTCTGACAACGTGGCTGTGTATGATGCCATGAAGAACACCGAGGTTAACTTCGCGGATGGTACAAAGGGGACTATGATGTCCCGGCTGGAGTTCGACGATCAGATCAAGGTAGATAAGGCCCACCGCTCAGCGATGGATCGAGTCAAGGTAGTTCGCTCGCAGGACTTCGAGACTTGGGTAGCTGCAAAGACTACTCAGTGGAAAGACCCCAACGGGGGTGTCACTGAGTCCTATGACGAAGTAGACGCACAACTCAGGAAGGCCGAAGAGTCTGGTATCCTAGGCCAAGGTAAGCGAGAGTCTGTGCTGAAGGACTACTTCCACGCAGTAGCCACCAACGGTGACAACTCTGCACTAGCGAAAGGGTTCGCCGGCGGGGATCAGCAGGAGTTCTTACGGCAGGGTAAGACCCAAGACGATGGGCTCAAGGCTTGGTTGAAGGTGAACAAGGACGCACCGTTGCCGCAGGTTGTGCAGGGGCTCATGGTCATTGGCAACAACAGCGGCATGGACTCTGCTCTGACTCAGGCCGGGAAGTTCCTCACCCCAGCGTTTGCTCAGCTTGGGTACGGAGAGGACATTAATCCAGAGAACGCCCAGCTTGTGACGAACACGCTCTCGGCACTAACCATCGCAGAGCAGACTAACCCCGGAGCTAAGTCCAAGTTCCTACAGGCCCTGAACCCGGAACAGCAGGACATGGCGTTGTACATGTCAGAGTTGCAGAAGGAAGGCACTGCCGACCCCCTCACAGTGGTCAAGATGGCACGGGCCAAGGTGTTGCAGGACAAGCAGTCTGGTGGGTTGACCTCTGAACTCCGAGCGAATGCCTTGAAGGTAGACGCCCCCGTGGTGCAGGAGATTGACGATTACCAACTGCTGGGTGCTATCAGCGTCAAGGCTAAGAACTGGATTGGACTCGGGCCAAGCGACAAGCAGCGCTTGAGCACTGGCCGTGATTGGTTCGAGAATGCCGACCGTACCGCCGAGATCCGAGCACAGGGGCAGGTTGCCTTGTCGGAGGAACTGGCGAACACCCGGCAGACTAACCCATTCATGTCCGCAGATTCCCGCCGCTCTAAGGCATTGGCCGCTGTGGCTGCCCGAGCTGTAGACACTTCGTCTGGGCCGTTGATCATGCCTAAGGGGCAGTCGGTGCAGTCGTACTTCGGCGTGCCAGAGTATGCCGATAGGGCGTACGTCGGTAAGGCTATCGACACAATGCTGAAGCCAACCGAGGGCAACCGCATTGCGTGGGGCATCGACGCAACGAATAAGCTCACGTACCGGGAGTTGAACGACCAGAACCGTGTAGTGAAGTCCGGCATCGTAGACCCGAAGGCCGTAGCACCGTTCGTACAGAAGCAACTGTCCGAGGACGCTGCTAAAGCCTCTGCTCAGGTTGGTCCCGGCAAGAACGTGAAGGGTGTACAGTTCAACGGGTTGAACACTGCGAACGCAGAGCCATCGGCAATGCTGAAGCTCCGTGAGGACATCATCAACTCCGAGAACGTCAGTGCCACACCTTATGCTGACTCGGGTGGCACCAGCTTCGGCGTGGGTATCCACCAGACGAACAACCACTACCAGCGCCCACCTCCGGGTGGTACGTACAGCGATGGGCAGATCCGGGACACGTTCATGCGTGCCTCTAATGATGCCGCTGAGCTAGCCACGAAGACGATGAACAGCATCGGCGTGAGGGGTGAGCCGTACCTGCGGCTGTTCGGGGAGTTAGCATACCAGTCTCCGAAGTCTGCACGAGATCCAGATCTGCTGGCCTACATCGCCCTCGGTAACAAAGAGGGTGCCATGAAGGCTCTGAAGGAAACCCCCGCGTACAAAGGCAGCCACGCTGAGCGTAGAGCCGTGTACGTATCCAAACTCGAAACAGCTATGAGGTAACACCATGCAAGTAGACCCACAAGTGTACGGAAGTCCTACGTTCGACACGCCTCTGCCGGAGCGTGCAGACGCAGCCCGAGCCCAGTACAAGGCACCAGAGAATGTCCCGCAGGCTTCGGTGCTTGTGGGTACACAGGCGAACGCAGCAGCCCACGTTACACAGCAGGCGAATGCCCGTCAGCCTGTTGGTCCGATGGACTCCGTGAACGCTGCTGTTGACGAGATGTCTCCGATGGCTGCGTACCGCTGGGCTACAGGCCCAGACTTTGCGCATCAGGAAGGCTTCAACGCTGGGGAGCACATCCCCGGCCTTACCATGCAATTGAACGCTGACGAACGTGAGCGCTTGATGAAGACCAAGAGTCAGGACGAGTTCGACTACTGGGTTGGTAACATCGACCGTGTGAACTACAACAACCGCCTGATGGGCGACCACCCGATTGCCAGCTTCGGCTTGCAGATGATCGACCCTGTGTACCTCGGCATTGACGCGGTGAGCATGGGTGCTGGGCATCTGGTAGCTGCGGCCCGTGTCGGTAAAGGCGTGCAGCGTGCTGTGGCAGGCGCAGCCTCGGCAGCAGGTGCAGTAGGTGTCTCGGCAATCGAAGGACAGTCCCGTGTGGTGTCTGACTTCGAAGTGATCTCCGGGGCCTTGCTGAACGGTGCAGGAACTGCGGCATTCTATAGCCCACTCACCCGCAAGCTGGAAGTGGCTGACCCTGACTTCCCGTCGCAGCGTTTGGCAGACGTGGCTCAGCCTACCGTTGAGCGGCCAGTGTCGAAGGCTGTGGACCCAACCCCTGTAGACCCGGCAGCAATGCCAGAGGTTACACCGGTAGTTACCCCGACCGCAGCCCCAACACCTGCTGCCACTGTACGGCCTGCTCGTGTTGAACCGACCGGCAGCACCTCCGCTACAGAGTCACCAGACGCACGACTCCCTCAAGAGTTGGCTGGGGCTAAGCCTCGGTATGCGTTCGGTCAGAAGCAGTTCGATCTGGCCTTCGAGAGCGACATCGACAAGGCGTCGTACATTGCATCCCAGACCAAGACCTCTAAGGCCGACCGCCAGTACGTGGAGTTCGTCCAGAACGCTATGGGCTGGTCTGAGAGCCAAGTGCGTGCCCACGGTGCCGAGGTACGGGCTGCACTGAAGCAGCAGGCGAAGTCGTCTGATCCGGGTACGTTGAACTTGGCGAAGCAGCTGGGCAAGAAGGCAGAGGCCTCGGCGGTCCCTGTGTTCGAGCAGACCGTGAAAGGCGGCAAGATGAAGCCCTTCGTTGCCGGTACAGAGACGACTGCCAAGGACGTGCTCAAGCGCATCATCGACACCTCTGGTGATCCTATGATGGGTACACTGGCCCGCCAACTGCACGACCTCGCCGGGGAGATCCCGGTTGGCATCACTGCCGGGGTCAAGCGTTCCGCGTACCACTTCGGGCGTAACCGCATTGCCCTCGCTGAAGGCGCTACCGACTGGACGAAGATGCACGAGATCGCCCACGGCCTGACGGCTAACCGTCTGCGCTTCGGTCGTACTGCACCAGAGACTACCATCGGTGGTTTGGCTAAACAGATCGACGAGCTGCACGCAGTAGCCAAGGAGGCCGCTGCCAGTGCCCAGCTGTCGCAGGAGGCGAAGTACTACCTCACTAACGCTGACGAGTTCATGGCTGGTCTGTACAGCGGCCACAAGGACTTCTACGACTTCCTGAAGGGCATCCCCGCTACAGGTGGGAACGTGCTCAGCAAGGTCGTGGAGGCTGTGCGCAAGATCCTCGGCATCCCTGCTGGGGAGAGTAACGCCTTCACCCGTGCACTCGGCCTGACTGACGAGATGATGGCCCAACCGCTGAACGTGAAGACCACCGTGGCTGAGCTGGACGGCACTCACTCGATGTATGAGTCGGGTATCCTGCACTCTGCCCCAGAGGACACACCAGCCGGGGCTGCCTCGCTCATTAAGAATGAGGACACGCACGCTACCAAGTTCGCCAAAGGCATGAGCTGGTCGCTGCACAAGACCCTGAGCGACTTCTCCCCGGAGATGCGTAAGACTGCAACCCTTCTGGTCGATGATCCTCTGGACATGACGGCTGATAGCGTAGTGAGTCAGGCTCGTGCAATCCGTGCAGACTTCACCCCGTTACAGTACAAGTACGAGGACAAGCTGAAGGAGGTCATGGCATCCAAGGGCTTCGGCCTACGGCAGCGCATCGGTAGCCCTCTGAAGTCGCTTGAGGGGCAGGGCATTATCGAGAAGGAAGTAGCTATCGAGATGCTGACCCGCGAGCAGAACCAGCGGTTGGGTAAGGTACACCCGGTACACCCGGACAAGGCCGTGAAGGATATGGCCGACTCGTTGAGCGGCCTAGCTAAGCAGACGCTGGCTGAGATGAAGGCGTCAGGGGTACGTGGTGCAGAAGACGTGGTTGAGTCCTCTGGGTACTTCAGCCGCCGCTGGGACATTGGCAAGATCGAACACATCGAAGAACGTCTGGTAGCCTCTGGGCTCACTGAGGACGCGGCCAAGTCCCGTGTGGTACGTATGCTGGCTACCGGTATGCGTCGGGCTAACGGCTGGGATGCTGAGCTGGCTGGTGACATTGCGAAGTCCCTGATCGACCGTACACGCCGCAAGGGCTACTTCGAGGATAGCGCATTCCGCTCCCACGCAGGCAACGACAACCTCGCTGAGATCCGGGACATCTTGAATGGTGCGGGTATCCGTGGCGACCGTCTCCAGCGTGCGATGGACGTGCTGGCGGGTGTGACAGACGAGGCCGGTAAGGCAGCAGTCCTGAAGCACCGGATCGACATCGACATGAAGGCAGGGCTCCAGCTTCCGGGTGGTGGGTTCGTTAACGTGGCTGACCTGATCGACACGAACCTGACGAACATCACTGAGCGCTACCTTGACACCGTGGCGGGCCGCTCGGCATTGGCCCGCAAAGGCCTTGAAGATCAGTCGGCTCTGGACGCACTGCGGAAGGAGTCGCTGGCCTCTATCAAAGGTGAAGCTGAGCGTGGGAAGGCGGCTAAGCTGCTGGACGACACGTTCAACGCAATCCAAGGGAAGCCGGTCGGGGAGGACATGCCAGCGTTCATGCGGGCTGCCCAGTCAGTGAACCGTATGGTGGCCTTGGGTGCGTCAGGCCTGTGGCAGACCACGGAGTACGCTCCGATGATGGCCCGGTACGGTATGTTCAAGACCGTTGGGTACATGCTCCGCGAGATGCCCGGTGCCCGTCAGCTTTACACCAGCATCAGCAAGGACGTCGGGGCCTCGACCCAGCTGAAGGACATCCTGACACGCAACAGCAGCGCAGACATCAGAATGCGCCCGTTCGTGCAGCGTCTGGAGGACAACTTCGATATCCCTGCATCTGCGCAGGTTCAGCTTGCCCTGAGCCAAGCGCAGCAACTGGTGCCGTACATGAACGCCCAGAAGTTCGTACAGAGCCATCAGGCGCGTGTTATGGCGAACCTCATGGTAGACACCTTGCACAAGGCGGCAAAGGGCGACAAGCGGGCTATGCACGCTATGGAGCAGTACGGCCTGAAGCCGGATATAATGGTAGAGCTAGCTGATGACATCAAAACTCACGGCATGGATACTGCGAAGTGGTCAGACGGTACATGGGCTAAAGTCCGTGGCCCGTTAACGAAGGCCGCTGACGACGCAGTGCTGCGCAACCGTACGGGAGAGATCCCTGCATTCGCACAGTTTTCCCAGCTAGGCAAGTTCATCTTCACCTTCCGTAGCTTCGTGCTCGGCGCCCATAACAAGGTGCTGGCTGGTACGTTGCACCGGGATGGCTTGGCAGGTCTGAGCTTAATCATGCTGTATCAGTTCCCACTGTCGGCAATGGCTAACCTCGCAAACGCCACTATCCAAGGGAAGCCTATCAAGGACGAGAAGGAGCTTGTAGCTAAGTCCCTCGGTCAGATGGGCGCCTTCGGTATGTTCTCTGATGCCTTCGGGGTTATCTCCGGGCAGAAGCA